ACTTCACAGAATAGCGGAGAGACTTTCGGAGTCTTTTTCTTTTGCTCAGAAGTAGTCAGTATGAGACGCGCTTGACTTTCTTTGTCACAAGATGGTAGAATTATGTTACAACCATAAAAGTCAGAAGACGGCAAAAGCCGTCTTTTTCTTTACCCACACAGCCTTATATCTGAGAAATAAGGCTCAGTAACTTACTAGGCAGACAGGAGGAAAACAGATGATTTTGATGGTATTGGATTACCCGGAAGAGTTTGTTGTTGACAACTTGAGAGAAGTCAAGATTATTGACGGAATGTACTTTGTCAACAGAAAAGCGGAAGTGTTCAAGTCTGAAGAACCGTTCGGTGCTGTTAGCAAACACTACGGAGCATCGCGCTTGTTTATGCCTGCTCACGACTGTGTATCGGCATACGAAAAGGTTGAGGCTAAGAACTGTGTTGAGAAGGAGCAGGAGGTAATAAAAGCAAAAGCAGTGTGGTGCTTGAGAAACGGTGAAGAAGAAGTCATAGTTATTCACCCTCTTTGTGAAGCCTATCTGTGCAACGACAACGGAAAGACAATCAAGAAGCTAGTTTAATTTAACAGGCTAGGCACGTAGCCCAACAGGTGAGAGCGTCCGTCTGATAAGCGGAAGGGTAGCGGTTCGAGTCCGTTCGTGCCTACCATTTAGCTCGTCTACCAAGATGTAGAAGGAGTATCGGTGTCGTCAAGGCGACACCAGTTTATTCTATCGACGCTGTAGCATAGGGGAAGTGCGCCATAGGCTAAGCAACAAGATGTGCATTACGCACGCACTATGGAGATGCGGGTTCGAATCCCGCTGCGCCGCCAGTCTCATTAGAGACACCTCATTTACCTATCTACCATGATGTAGAAAAGGCTCGTTGGCGGTTACGACCTCCATCGCCAGCTTCGGCTGGAACAGTCCTCTCTGTATGTATGCAGAGCCAACTAATGGATCGGGGTTTCTCGGTCGGCGGGGCATCAATGAAACTGCCCCGTTTTTCGTTGCGGGATGGTAGCAGTGGTTGCTCGGCTGTCTCATAAGCAGCATAGACTGGTTCGATTCCAGTTCCCGCAACCAGCGGTCGACCATCGTCTGTATCTAAGACTATAAAGACTATAAAGTCTAAACTGTCCTTCCACACAGGGAGCCTTCGGGCTCCCTTTCTTTTGGAGGTCATTTTGCTGGTTCATCGGTGCGACTATTGCGGAAAAGTAGAGGCTATGAATCATCACTGGAAAATCTTGGAGTCTGGAGCCGAGTTCTGCTCATGGCGGTGTCTCAGACTCTTCGCACAGATGCGAGAGAACCAAGAGAAGAAACTCGAAGAGGAGAAATCATGTACGAACTCTGGCAGTGCATTAGAAGCATTGAGATAGGCAAGGGAAGAACAAAGACTGAAATCATAGTGAATCAGCCTATCTATGAGCTGCTGGTTGAGCTGATAAAGAAGGCTTTGAAAGTGAGGTGATCGGCACATGAAAAGTAAATATGAGACTCACGTCGCAGATCGTCTCGAGGTCATTACCGGGTGGTGCCGTGATGGAATCATCGAAGAAGAAATAGCTAAGAGACTTGGAATTGGATATTCAACATTATTGAAATACAAGAATCTGCACGTGGAACTTGTAGAGGCCTTAAAAACAGGTAAGGAGGTTGCAGACTACCGTGTAGAGAACGCTCTGTACGAAAAGGCAATCAACGGAGATACTACGGCAATGATATTCTGGCTCAAGAATAGAAAGCCTGAACAATGGAGAGAGAAGCAGGAGATCGCGCATTCGGGTGGCCTCGATATAGTTGTGGATGTGGTCGAAGATGGGGATTGAGATTCACACTCGAATCTTCAACAAGACTTTCAGGCCGTACCTGGAGAACCGCTCGCGCTATGAGATTTACTACGGTGGTGCAGGTTCGGGCAAGTCAATGTTCATCGCCCAGAGACTCGTTCTTCGTGCGATGAAGGAGAAAGGTCACAAGTTTCTCATAGTCAGGAAAGTAGCCAAGACAAACAGACATTCGACGTTTGCGCTCATCATGGCCATTCTTCGAAGCTGGAAGGTTCTCGGCCTGTTCAAAGTCAACAAGTCCGACATGGAGATTGCCTGCTTGAACGGCAATCAAATCATCTTCACAGGCTTAGACGATGCGGAAAAACTCAAGTCAATAGCAGGTATCACGGACATTTGGGTCGAAGAAGCCTCAGAGATCACTCAAGAAGACTTTCAGCAGCTCGATCTCAGACTCAGGGGCAAGACTCAATGGCCCTTGCAAATCACAATGACATTCAATCCTATCTCTGCTCTGAGCTGGCTCAAGTCCTACTTCTTCGATGTACCCAAAGAAAACTGTTCGATACACAAGTCAACATACAAGGACAATGACTTCCTGGATGAACAGTATCGCGGAGTCATCGAAGATCTAAAGAATCAGGACCACACGTACTATCAGATCTACGGACTCGGTGAATGGGGTGTTCTCGGAAATCTTGTCTTTTCAAACTACGTATTTGAGGACATTCCCTACAAAGAAGAAGACTTTGACGCAGTTCATCAAGGAATTGACTTCGGGTTCAATCATCCATCGGCTCTCGTGCGTGTGGGATTAAAAGACGATGAACTCTATGTATTTGATGAACTGTATGAGAAAGGACTCACAAACGCAGAACTGATTCAGGAAGTAGCTAAGATGATCGACAAGCGTTCGCAGCTCATAGCGGATTCAGCCGAACCCGCGAGGATTAAAGAATTTCAGCAGTCTGGTTTCAGAATCAGCGGTTCGGTCAAAGGCAAAGGTTCTGTGAAAGACGGTATCGACTGGCTCAAGAGACACAAGATCCACATCTCGAAGAAGTGTCCGAACCTGCTTGCCGAGATTCAGCAATACAGCTATAAAGAAGACAAAGACGGCAATGTTCTGGATGAGCCGATAGAGTTCAAAGACGATGCGATCGCGGCACTTAGATATGCGATCGAACCTGTGAGACTGAGACGCAAAATCACAGCCGGATACTCGGCGTGGAGGTAATGCTATGACACTTGACACGATACGAGAACTCATAGAACTGAACGGAAAAGTAACGTCACAAATAATCACTGATCTCATAGATGAACACAGCGGCAGACATGAGACGATGAAGAGCCTGTATGAGAGATATAAAGCGTCTGAGGCCGGAGTACCCATATTCATGCGTTCGTATTCGGTCACGGACGACACGAAGATAAACAACAAGCTGAACAACGACTTCTTCTCGGAGATCATCGACACGAAGGTCGGGTACTTCATGGGGGTTCCGGTAGTGTACGAAGCGAACTCGAAAGACTTCGAGGACTTCGAGTTGAGAAACCGGCTGGAACTCCTCGACTCGGAAACCGTGAAGCTGGCCACGATCTGTGGCACGGCCGCGAGACTTCTGTATGTCGACACCGAGGCGAAGATTCGCGCTATGAACATCTGGCCCTGGGAATGCATCTGGGTGATGGACCGCTCGATCGACGAGGTCCAGTTTGCTCTCAGATACTATGACATGGAGTACGTGAAACCTGACGGTTCGACGGAGACTCGCGAACGGGTCGAGTGGTACGACAAAGAGAAGGTAACATACTACATCAAGACTGAGAATGGCTACGTCCTGGACGACACGGAAAAAACGAACCCACAAACTCACTTCTTCGACTACGTCCCTTTGATCGAATACCCGAACAACCTCGAACGTCTGGGTGACTCCGAGAAAGTTCTCAGTCTCATCGACGCATACGACAGGAAGGAGTCGGACCTCGACTCCGAGCTTGAACAATGGAGACTGGCGTATATGAAAGTTCTCGGTGCGGAACTGACGAAGGAAGTCATCAAGGAAGCACTCAGGACCGGGGCTTACAACTTGCCGGACGGCGCCGACATGGCTTTCATCGAGAAGAACATCAACATCGAAGCCGTGGATTCACACCTCAATCGCCTCGAAGCCAACATTCTCAGATTCTCCAAGTCTGTCAACTTCGCCGACAAAGAATTCACCAGCGACATCTCGGGCGAGTCGAGAAAGTACAAGCTCCTGTCGCTTGAGAACAAGTGCATTACGACAGAGCGACAGTTCTCGGCGAGCAATCAGAGAATGTTCAAGGTCCTGGCCTCGGCTCCGGCATTCAACCTTGACTGGCTGAATGTCACGCAGAGGTTCACTCGAAACCTTCCTGTCAGTCTGGAAAAAGACGCTCAGGTCCTCGCCACGCTAAAGGGAATCATCCCTGACGAGATACTGTACGGTCTAGCTTCGTTCATTGACGATCCTAAATCTGTGATAGAGATGATGGACGAGCAGAGAGAGAAACAGATGAACTACTACCCGCCTGTGAACCTCGAAGAGGATGAGGACGATGGCGAGACTGACAACTAGGGGTGCATTTGACGGCTTCGAGCGATGGTACGACGGATTCACGAAACGTCAGCTCAAAGAACTGAAGAGTGCATACAAAGACTCGCTCTACGATGTGAAGAAAGAGCTTGAAAAATACTATAAACAATTCTCGAAGAAAGGCGTACTCACACTCGCGGATATGCAGAAGTACGACCGTCTCAGAAAGATGCAGAGAGACCTTGACGCTGCAATACTTGAACTCTCACGTACTCAGAGCAGAGAGGTTCAGGCTCTTCTATCTGAGGTCTATTCAGAAGGCTTCAACCGCATGGGTTGGATCGCAGAACAGGCCACAGGAATCAATCTCAGATGGTATCAGCTCCCAAAAGACTACATCAAGAAGGCGATTCAGAATCCAGTCTCTGGATTGACACTGAACGAGGTCCTCGAAAAGAACAGACAGGAGATACTCTGGCGAATCAGGCAGGAAGTCACGCAGGGTCTCATCAAAGGTGAGAGTTACTTCAAGACCGCGGACCGGCTCAAAGTGGCACTTGAAAACAACTATGTCAAAGCTACCAGAATCGTCTGGACGGAAAGCCACAGATGCAAGGAAGAGGCCCAGCTCGAAGCCATGCAGAAGATGCAGGAGAAAGGGGTCGAAGCCAAGAGAA